CCCATTTTGTCTTTTAAATCTTTAAATAATTTCATAGCATCTTTCTCCTTTGTGCCTTTCATTACGCCTTGTCTGAAATGGTTATAATCATTCTTACTAGCAAATTCCCTCATTTTGGAAGCAGAAATACTTTCATCTGACTTTTCAGAATCTGGATCCCTATTTCCTGCACTTACTACATTTACTGTATCAAAATTATAATCTTTTCCATTATATTTGGTAATTAATTGTTTAAACTCCGCTACTCTATCACTCCCAGCAATCATATAAACATCCGTATACTTTTTATCAAATCTATTTGTCAGGATTTCCATAAAGGTTCTTTCCCTACCTGTAGCAGCATTGATTTGAATTTTATTACGATATATCGCTTTAATAACTTTTATCTTATATTTTACATCAAGTGGATTTCTTTTTTTATCTTGTGTCGCACTTACATATAAAACTGGTTTACCCTTCGTCCTTTTAGCAATAGTTAAAACTCTTTCTATTAATTTCTGGTGACCATAAGTAGGTGGATTGAATCGACCAAAAGCAAACACCACAGGTTGTTTTTTACCTGTTGTCTTTGATAATAATTCTTTTAATGTCTTCATTGTTTAACCTATCGTTATCGCATACATTATAACTAATCTATCTCCAACCCCTGGAGCTGTTCCCATAGTTAATGTGGTACCAGAATAAGTAAAATCTGATGTAGATTCTTGATGTACACCATTAAGAAATACAAAAAAATTATTTACCTCTAAATCAGCAGCAACAGTAAAATCTGTTGTATTACCATCACCATTAGCTACAACTTTAGACCAAGGACCTCTACGAATATCCGTAGAACCTACCCATTTGCCACTTGATGATTGATATTTTAAAACTTTACCATCTACTTTAGCGGTTGTCCTGTCAATATCATCTAAAAATTCTAAACGAACTTCACCACCACCACTAGAACTTCCTAAAGCTAACTGTCCTATTTGCTTCTGTAAAACATCTAATCGCATTTTTAACATTCTAATTTCTTCTGCTTGTGGTGTTTGTTCCACTTGTTCAACATTAGTTGTCAAAAACTCAACTGTTCTGTCAATAGTGGTTGCTTCCTTTTTAACTTCTTTTTTATCTGCCTGACTTCCTACTGGTTTTGCTTTCTTCTTTGGTTTTTCTTTAGGTGTAACTTCTTTAGTATGATTTGCATAGTCAGCACCTATTTCATATGCTTCTTCTTCAGGTACTTGTTTTGCTTTAAAATCATCAAGTTTAACTTTCTCTTTATCCGCTTCCTGTGACAATTCAGATAATAAATCTTTAAGACTAGGTGCAAGATTCAATTTTTCATCTTCTTTCTTTACAGCAGCCTGAATTTTATCCGCTTCTGTATTTAAACAAGTTAATAAATTTTGTACATCTTGATCCATTATCTTTTCCTTTTCTTCTCTAATTCTCTTTTCATCCATTTTTTCGCAATATGATTATCCATAGGTTTTTTAACTAATTTCAGAACCTGCTTATAAACATTCATTAATACATCTTCTTTTACATTATTATTATCAACTATAATCATATTCTTTTGTCCAAATATTCTTTGGAATTTTCCTATGTTACCTTGTATTGTTTTCCAACTTTTTTTCACCAAGTCAGGATCAACTGTTCTATCTCTAGTAGCATTTCTTGTTAATGCAATTTCCAAACTAGTATTAACATATATCATATAACAATCATACCCCATTTGTTTTAATAACGCCATTGGTTGTGCAATATTATCATAACTTCTACCTGTACTATCAATAACTAAACCTAAACGACCTCCAATATAACCTTCTAAACCTTTTTTTGTTACCTCTTTTGCTCTTGCTCTAATTTTATCTCTTGGTTCTTTTTCACTTGCAGGCATTTTTAATGACAAACCTGCTTTCTTTAAACCTCTTTCAAAAGCAGCGTCTGAATTAACATTTTTTAATCCTAAACCACCAGTAACTTTTCGTGTTACATAAGTCTTACCAACACCAGGACCTCCTGCGAGAAAAAATGCTTTGAAAATACCTGGATCATATAATCCTTCTTTTATTAAAAAGGGTATCATTTTAATTTCTTTTCAAATTTATGGGACCTACCCTTATGTGTTATTTTTTTCTTCAAAATACCTTTAACTATTTTTTTATCAATATCCACAATCTTTGTTTTATCAATAAAATCACTCGTATAGCTCAAAACTCTTTCTCTATACTTTCTATCACCAACAACAACTAATGGAGCTTCTTTAATTTTTTTTAAAACTTTTTCTTTATAACCTTTTACTCTACTCTTTTCTATACGACCTCTATTCTTTTTTGCATCCTCAAAACCAACAATCTTACCATCTTTATGAGAAGCGTCTAAACCATCCTTGTTACCATATGTACCTTTATCTCTATTAAACTTTACCAATTGAGCACGGTATGCTCTGCGTTCAGGTGAAGATTGGAATTTTTCATATTCTTTTTTATAATTTCTTCCTTCTTTCTTGGTATCTTTTATCAATCTAACTTTTAATAATGGTCTATCATTTATAGTAATATCACCTTTATCATTCGTACTAATCTTTTTCACTTTGATAGGTTTATTCTTAAACTTACCACCTTTTACCGTGTCACCAATTTTAATAGGAATAACAATATCTTCCTGAAATTTTTTAAATGTCTTATTCATTATCCTTTCCAATTTTTAGCTGCGGTGAAATTCTGTACACTAAATTCCAGCCTGTCAACCAATTTGACTGCCTTTCCTTTTTTATCTACTGCAACATATCCTTCTGGATTTGTGGCAACTAAACCCGTTGGTGTTGTTTTAAATGTACCAATTGATTTAGCTTTGTTTAACTTGTCTATTAACACTTTTTTTGCCGTTTGTAAAGTCTTATATGTTGCACAAGCAAAATATATGGATCCTGCATTTTTATCAATGAATTTAAGACCATCATCTTGTATAACTTGATATTTCTCTTTTGTTTCGTCTTTCTTTACAGCGTCAACCTCCTTTTGTGTTCTCTCTTTATAATATTCTCTAAATTGTGCTGCCGTGTCCTTTGTACTTGGTAAATCTGTAGCAGCTCTTATAAAAGAATTAAGATATGTTTTTAATTGAACACCTACGGACAATGTATTCTTTTCTGTTTTAATTTTGTTCAACAACTCTTTTGATTTTTTTAATGAACCTTGAGCCATATTCAATGTCTTTTGAAACTGTTGTGTTTCACCAATTGTCATTATTGCTTGACCTGTTACATCTTTATATCTAGCATCATCAAACCATACACTCGGTGAGCGTCTTAACTTGGATACATTTGCACCAAACTTTGCTTTAAGTTTATCAAAACTAGAACCCTTGTATGTTGTATGAAACACTATACCTAATTTACTTTTAACAATCTTACGACCAAGAGGTGTATTCTCTGGCACCATATAAACTATCGTATTAGGTTTAAATGATATCATTTGTTCAGATTTACCTGATGATGTTTTATATGTTGTCTTCTTTTTAGTTTTATCAAGAAACATTAAATCACCTTGCAGTACTTCTTTCATATTTAAACCTGAAAGATATGATAAGCATTCCCTTAATATGTTCTGCAACTCACCTGTATGATTATTTCTAATATCATTAATGTTATGGTTAATCTTTGGTGTTTTATTAAATACTGATTTAGTACCTACAAAAAACTTACCGTTGTCAGGATTTGGTCCACAGATAATAGCAGGTGCTCCATCCCACTTTACAGTTACACTCACTTTTTTACTTGAACTTCCAGATAACATATCAGCAGTAGCAGATAAAAAATTCACAGCGTTAAGACCTCCCTCATAACCATTGTTGATGATATCATCTTCCAAATGTTCTAAATGTGTATTCTTATCTTCAACTAATATGTCTGGCATATAATCATCATATTTGTTCACATCAATAACTGGATATATTGGTGTTGAAAAATCTGTATATTGTAATTGTTCGTTGTTCAATGTGGTCAATAAGTTCATTTCGTGAATCCCAGTGAAAATAATTTCCACCCGTTTTCAATGAGATTTTTCTCAACAGGTTATCATTGAGAAAGACTTTATTAAGTTCAATCTGACTTTCTTTTACAATAAATATCCCTTTTTGGGAAGAAGTGGCATTTTCATTTTGAAAAATAATTTCGTAGTCATAGGTACATGGTTTGGATGCCCATAATTGTCCTTCCCACCG